AGTCCGCCTCGATTATCTGATCTAAGGCCATGTCGGCAAGCTTTTTAATTGCGGCCTCCTTATACTTAGCATCTGCTTCTTCTTCACTTAAACCATCTATGTTAAGTGCTTCTACGCAACTCATGAATCCACCGTTGTCTGACCTAATCAAGGTGCCAAGTGGACAGTTCTTGCATATGGATGGAGTTGCCCAGCAGCAGCTGCCCTCTTCCGCAACGATACGTTCCAAAATTTTCATATCACTCATAGAATCAGAAATCCCTATATTAGATTGTACAGGCAATACCCGGTTGATGCCGTTTAAGGTGGTATAATTAAGTGTAGGAGTTAAGTCGCATGGCAGATAATAATAAGCCGCCAACAGTATATCCATCGCAACCGCTAAGTACACCAAGTCCGATGCCGATGTACAACCCCGACCCTAGTATACAAGGTCAGAACTTTGATCAGATTTTGCAATCAAGGGGGGTGAGATTTACACATGAGAAAGCAACCCCATGTCCTAACATACTGACGCTTGATAGCAACGCTCACGAACCCAACTGTCCATTCTGCGACAACAACGGTTTTGAATTTTACAGCAATAAAGAGATATGGGGCACATTCACAGGAAACTCGATCCAGAAAACGTTTGAAGCTCACGGTGTGTGGGAGATAGGCACCGCTGTAGTTACTATGCCTACCGAATATCCAGATGGTACTGAGGCAGACTTTAACTCTTTCGACCGACTCACTGTTCCTGACTTTACTGTTAGACTATGGGAACTTAAGGAATATGAGCCAAGACCCGGAAATATTCAGGCACTTAGGTATCCTATTATAAAGGTTGATTACGCAAGTTCGGTAACACAAGATGGCAAAAAGAAGAGGGTGTATCAATCTGGAGTTGACTTCAACATAAATATAGAAGGTGATATCGTTTGGATAGATGGAAGACAGCCGTTCTATGATGCCCGTACGGGGCATGGTGAAGTCATTACCTGGTCATTTTTCGCACACCCAGTTTACCTAGTTGTTCAAACATTACGTGAACTAAGAATAACACAGCAGATGGTCAACGGGGTGAAAGTACCAATAAGGCTTCCGCAACAGCTCCTAGTTAAACGAGATTTTTTACCGACCGCGGCGGAGAAATTAGTAAAGTCATAATGTTAACTCTCGTCTTAAGTTATAATGAGTAAGCAATGATATATCTTAAAGAAAATCGTTTCGCTGGCAAGGAGGGTATTTAAGTGCCCGCCGCAGTAAGTAGACGCCAATATAGAATGATGATGAGCATCCTGCACGGAAAAGTCAAGGACGGTCCAAGAGGTCGACCGCCAAAGTCTGTTGCCGCCAAATATACTAGTCCAGGCAAGGATGCTCCGGAATCAAAGAACAACGACCGCGGTGGCACATGGGGCGAAAAGCACCATAGCAAAGCTAAAGAAAAAGTAAAAGAAGATCGCATCAAGCGAAAGAAGTCTAAGAAGGAACTCAAGAAATCTTTTGAAGAGTATCTAGAGAAAAAGCACCACACCAATAAGTGCGCAGCTGTCTTAGTGATGGACCAGCATAACAGGATTCTATTGGGAGATCATAACAAGGGCGGTCTCGCATTTCCTGGCGGCCACTGCCATCCAGATGAAGATTTTGAGCAAGGCGCAGTGAGAGAGGCCTCCGAGGAAACTGGATGCCCCGTTAGGCTTTCCGCTGAGATATTTAGAGGGAAGACCAACGGCAACAATACTGTTGTTTATCTTGGTGAGATAGTACACGGTAGACCCAAAGACACTAAGAGTGACAAAGGTAAAGAGTCAATGACTAATTGGAAGTGGTACGACATGGATAAGATTCCGTGGAGCAAACTTCGCGCTTGTTGCAAGGCACCGATCCACGATTTTGTATCTAAGAGGTTTGGAAAATCCCTAAAAGGTATGATAGCGCTTGAGACGCTAGAGAAGAACATTATCCGCATAAAAGCTGATGCCGTTCACGAGGTAACTCACGGCGATGCGTTGCGTCTTGTTGGCAACGGCATGTTTCGGATGGTTCAAAAGATCGTAAACGGTATGCAGGACGAAGAGTTTAAGGATGTACAAATAGATACGCATATCCTGAGCATCAGGAGACACATAAGCGATGTATACTCCGGAAGACTCAGCGATGGACACAAAGTGGTTTATCAATTCACCAACAAGTCTCTTCCTGAACTCACTGCTGCGCTCATGAGCGTATTCGAATGGTACATGCCAGAGGATGAGAGTGATCTAAGCGCGCTTCAAGACGCAAATCTTGATGATGATGCGATTCATGGTGGTTTGGCTCACCTCATAGATGAATATAAACGTCATAACATCGGCGATATATATGAAGAGATGGAGTCTATTCGTGAGACCATGCGCAACGGCATGGCAGTGGATCTTCAGCAGATTGAAGCTAGAATCATGGGTTTGTTTGACAAGCTAGAAGAAGTTGTCCATGATGTCGTTGGAAAGCACAATCATCTTACCCAGGCAGTGGGTAAAGAAATGGATGAGCTTGAAGCAAAGCTCAGAGAGCTACAGCACAGAATCAACGATCCAGCTCCTACTCCGCAAGTCGTTGAGGCATTTTCGGCAAATCCAGCTAACAAAGATAAGGTGCACGACGAGTATTATTCTTATCTCAGTAAGCCAAAGATCGAGATATCCCCCAATGGAAAGATCACTATCAGTTTCGCGCAAGACTGGCAAAATCTAGAGAAAGAAAACTTTTTAAGAGATATGAGAGTTAGAGCCATAGCGAGGAAGGCCTAAGGGTAAGTAATATGGAATTTTTAAAATTTAACGCCGGAGGACAGTGGGAGCTAGTTAAGTCTGACAAGAAAGATGTTTGGCATCAAACAGTTGCGTTCCTCGCTGGACACGGTGATCCAAAATATAAGAAGTTACACTCGCACATGGAGGCGGAGCGAGCTGCTACTAGTGGTAAACCTGCTCCAAAACGCGAACTTACTCCACCACATAAATCTGGCACGTTTCATAATGAGGGTACAGTGACCAGCGGTAAAGTTGTACCTAAGCATGTTGCCTACCCAGATAAGGAAACTGGTGAGATGCGACATCGCTCGATCACTTCGCAGGAACAACACCACTGGAAGTGGGACCATGGCACTAAGAAGTGGAATCATACTCACACCACGAGCTCTGGTGCGGGGTTAAATAAGAAGTAGTAAACGATGACTAACATCACTTTTGAACTTGAAAGATTAAGAGTTACCTTAAGAAACAAGGGATTAAACGTCAGAACCATAGAAACAATAGTTGATAAGGCTGGCAGAGAGATCTCGGAAGCCTTCAAGGAGCAGGGCGAATCTGCTATGCAGCTCGCGATAGAGGCCGGCGTTGCGCAGAGATCTCCAGAGTTTATCAATGAGCTCATACTTGATCCCAACAACATGGAGCTAAGAACAGAGTCAGGTAATATGGAGTTTACAGAGCCGCCTTATCCTATGCTTAGCAGACTTCTACAGAATGCTAAGCCCATTAAGGATGGTTCTGGTGTTTATAAGATTATTCCTGTTGGAACACCTGGCACTAACAGACCAAAGGTCTCTACCAACATATATGATGCCTTCAAGAAGATAAATGCTGAGCGCGCTGAAACTGCTAAAAAACAGTATAGCGCAATAACGCCAAGTGGTTCAAGAGGGACTCAATTTAGAACTGCAACTAGTAAGCAAGACGCTAACACAAAATGGGTGATACCTGCGAAGACGAAGGATTTTAGTGAGGATGTTAAGTCTATCAATAAGGAACTTGAGGACACAATGGATGAGAAGGTGAGAGACATACTACAAAGCTACCTGGATGGGTTTTAATATGCCGTTTATTATGGCCGAAGTTGTAGTTCGCCGCCTTATCGACCTTGGTATAAAAGAGTTGAGAGCTAATAAACCTGCCTTCGACGATTTATTTCTACAGTTTGATGACCGTGAACTTAATCCAGATTTTGGTCCAGAGTACAGAGAACAAGTATGGCTTTGGTTTTCTACCACTAAGATTCCTGTAGTGCAAGCGTGGTCATTTAATGCGCAACAAATTCCAAGTATAAGTGTGCATTTGGCAAATGAGACAGAGGATGAGTCTAAGGCTGCTATGGATGATTTAGCAGGTACGGGTATGAACTCTGAGATTGGCACAGCCGTTTTTACAGTGATGGTGGATGTTGGTATTCATGTTGCAAAAGGTGGAGATTATATTATCTGGTTATACTACATAATAAGCTATATATTGTTTAAATATAAGCCACTTGCAGAGAAGTGGGGTCTGAAACTTCAAACCTATAGCGCTTCTGACTACAGCAAGGATGCAGATAAGGCCGCTAACAACATCTGGACAAGATGGGTTAGATTTAGATGTACTACCCAAAATTTCTGGGCAGCAGATCCACTTAGGTTATTTGAGGAAGTTAATACTGATCCCTCTATCGGCAACCCAATCTCTGAGGACATTGCTTGCAGCTTAGATGTTGATCTAAGTAAGGTTGATAGGACAGCAAATAAAGGTTTAATAGTTGAGAACCCTCAAGAAGACAGTGACGAATACGACACATTTATAGATCCAAATGATATCAATATTTAACCGCTTAGGTGAGTTAGTATTAAGCAAGGAGTAAGGTATGACTGGAAAGACAGAAAATATGAAGCCCGCAGTGAAGGGTGTACCTCAACCAGCAAAAGTTGCTTTTGATGCTTGGTGGGCCATGAACGAGAAGAAGATCCCTAGTCATCACCACAAGGAAGTCATTCTAGCTGATATGCGTGCCAGAGGATTGTCCTTGAAAGAGACAGTACAGTCCTATGACGAAGGACTTAGAAGGTACGGCTTAAAATTGAAGTAACTAAGTATGGTGTGGATCTTAAGGATTTTATTGTGGTTAAGAATGGCAAACAAGGCCACATAAAACATTATAGACTGTTTTGTGATGGTTGCGGTGGCGATAGAGGGCATGGGCGTAAACGCTATAATGCTAATAAATGTCAATCTTGCATAAAGCGTAATGGCAAGACCCCTAATAACGTAGATCTTAACGATTACATCTTGCAAGATAATAGCGCTTATCGATATAGAACTTCGTGTATCCAATGTTTAAAAGATAGAGGATACATTTATCTTCATAGGGCTCACTTACTGTGTCATTCGTGTAGTATGCTAAAAAGGTGGCGAGATGGCGGCATGAGCAATATGAAGGCCCCAAAACGTAAATTTGAATACGTGAAAAATGATCATATTTTTAACTTCAAATCTTCGTATGAGCTAGCATACGCGAAATACTTAGATTCTAAGGGTATCGAGTGGGAATATGAGCCTGTTTTTACATTATCTAACGGGACCAATATTCTACCTGACTTCAAGTTACAAGACGGTTCTATAGTAGAAATTAAGGGATATTTTAGGCCCGATGCCAAGGTAAAATGGAATATGTTCTGTAGTGAATTCAAGCAAATTAAAAAGTCACTACTAACTAAAGATGATTTGAAAAGATTAAGTATCTTAGACTAAGGAGACTATCGTGAGTATAAATGTAACATTCAACGGAAGTACAATTTATAAGCCAGGCGCTTATTCCCAAGAGATAATCGACCTTGGTGGTGGTTTTCCTCTATCGCCTACGGGATTGGTAGCTATATTCGGTGAAGCAGTGTCTGGTCCTCCTGGATCCACAATCACTGATTTTTCTCAAGCTTCTTATACGCCTGATCAGCTTCCAGCAATCACAAGTCTATACGGAAGCGGACCAATCGTAGATGCTTGCACATTCTTGTTTGCGCCAGGTGCGGACGGCGCACTTCCCGGCGGAGCTCAACAGGTCTACATCTACAAGACCAACGATTCCACGCAGGCTTTGCTCGCCCTAGCGAACAACTTTGGAACGCTTGATGCGGTATTGTATGGAACCAGCGGAAACTTAATCACGTATACTGACGTTGCTGTTCCTGCTCAACCAGCTCAAACTACTTCGACAGCATCGTTTAATCTTACTGGTGCCCCTTTTGATCAGATTGTTAGTGGAACTCCACACTTGAACGATGCTTTAGCTCAAGAAGCTGAAGCAAACGCAATGTCTGCTTATACAACCTTTGAAGGTGAAACTGCTACTAACCTAGGTTATAACATTCTTGATACTCATACTGTTACGCCGGGAGTATACACATTCCCGTCAGGCGATGTTAACTTGGCCGCGTCTGGTCCTGGAACATTTACACTAAACGGGGCCGGAACGTATGTATTTCTTGTGCCAAGCACCTTAACAACTGGCGCTGGCGGTATTGCTACTATGAATTTAACTGGTGGCGCTACTGCAGCTAACGTATACTGGGTAGTTGGTAGCTCTGCTACAATTAACTCTGGTGTTTATGCAGACGGACCATTTCAAGGTAATGTACTTGCAGAGGCAAGTATCACAGTAACCAATGGCGGCACCATTAACGGTAGTTTGATTGCCCTTACTGCAGCAGTTACTTTCTCAGCTGCCACCACTGTTCATGCTCAAGCATCAAGTTTGCTAGGCGCAGCAGGAAGTTTTGCAGCATTAGCTAGTTCAACTATCACAAACACTGGTGCTAGCTTCTTCTACGGCAACGTAGGTGTAAGTCCTGGAACTTCTGTAACCCTAGGCGGTGGAACGATCGTTGCTGGCGCTGGTCTCACGATGGTTCTTCGTCTTAATGGCGCGGCAACGTCGCTCGACAATACGTTTACGCTTCCAAGTGGAATCGTTACGACAGCATTGCTTCAAACTGCTCTTACAACGACAGGTAACTGGTCTTTAGGTCTTCCTTCTGGAATTACCTTCACGGTATCTGGTACCAACACAGCAGCGTATTTGAATATCGCTCAGACAGCTGGATCTTCTCCAGGTTATGGAATCAACTTTGACTTAGTAAGTGGAGCATTCCCTGCAGCAGTTAATATCGCTCTAGGTCTTTACACCGCTGAGACTGAGGATATGGCTGTGATCACCATCAACAACACCGGTACTCTTACAATTGAGTCTGGCACTGTTGGCGGAACCATAGTACTTGATCTTGGAAGAACTGGTGGCGGAAGCGTAGGTCCTGTGGTAACAGTAAATGCCACAAACCTGTTGTTGATCAACAACTCAGCAATTGAGTACACAATCCCGCTAGCTAATTTCACATCAATGAACTCTCTAGTTCAGTTCATCAATGGCAGCACGGCTGGAAATTGGACCGCATCGTTGCCAAGTACACTCGTTGGTCAACTACCTGCAACTTCTCTAGATGAAGTTACAAATGTTGGCGCAAACGGCCTGAACGCTGCACAGATCAAAGACGATGCGTACAGTGTGGCGCAGTTCTTCGCACAGAGCACAATAGTAAATCTTGTTCAGACACCTGGACAAGGCGTAGTTGGTCTTCCAACTCCACAAGGTCCTACCTATCTTGCAGGTGGTACTCTTGGCGGAACATTGAGCGCTGATATAGTTGAAGCTCTTGCAACGATTCAGAGTGTTCATGTTAACTCAGTAGTACCTCTCTTCTCGAGAGATGCTTCTGCGGATATCTTGGACCTCATCACTGATCCAAGCTCTGACTACACCATCGATGCTATTCACCAGGCAGTGAAGACATTCCTCAGCTTACAGGCAACTGTAAAGCAGAAGTCTGAGTGCCAAGGATACTTGTCTCTCAAGGACACATACCTGAACTGCAAGCTTGAATCTCAGAATCTTGCTGATGCTCGCATCCAGCTTGTGATTCAGGATCAACTGCAGAATAGTTCGTTGGGAGTCCTTCAATGGTACTTGCCTTGGGCTGGTGCTTGCTTACTAGCAGGCGCACGCGGTGGTGCTCCAGTTGGATTGCCAATGACGTTCAAGTATTTCAACACCTCTGGTATCCGTCAGACAGCTCAGCCTTTAAGAACTCCAGAGTCGCAGATCGTCATAGATTTCAATCCTGCAACTCAATACGATGATGCTATCCAGAACGGTATCACCTTCTGGGAAAAGCCACCGCAGGGTGGATATCGCCTAGTTGTGGATAACACCACATACGGCGCTGACGCAAACTGGGTATGGAACCGGGCTAACGTCTTGTACGCAGCAGATGTTCTCGCTTATGACTTCCGTCAACAACTTGAGGATATCTACGTTGGTGTGAAGAATACGGTCTCGGCAGCTGAAGTAAGTCAAACTTGCGCAGCGATCTTGACTAGTTATTTAGCGCAGTGAGCACAAGCGATGCGGCGAACGGTTATAAGCAGTTGATTGTCCAGATAGTTGGCAACACTATCAATATAAGTGTAACCGTGAAATTGGTGGAAGGGATCGACTTCGTTCTTGCCACAATTACACTACAACGCGCAAGCTCGACAGCCTAAACAGATTGATATGGGTCCAGAGCAATCTGGACCCCGTATCTCTTATAGCGCGATTAACCCAAACTATGGTATATTTAAGTCAATCCACGATATTGTGGAGTTAAATTATTGGTAAGCCAGAACCTTACTGGCATGGAGTTATTTTATGGCTAATATGTTGCCAGCTTTTATTACTGGAGCGAATGCAAAGATCACCGTAGATGGTAAGACTTTCGCATACGCATCTGATGTTTCTTACAACGTTACTGTTGATACTGTTCCGATCGAAGTAATGGGTAAGTATGAAGCAGTTACAAATGAACCAGTTAACTACACAGTTAATGGTGAACTTAGCGTTGTTCGATACACCGCGACAGCTACAAAGGCCGGTGCGATTGGCGCAGCAGCAAATGGCAAGGGTAACGGTCTAGGAAACGTAACTGGAAACACGGGTGTTCAACAGTCTTATCAGATTGATCCAGGCAACATGTTGTCATCTTCCAGTTGGAATCTTCAAGTTTATCAAAAGACTGCTCCTAGTCTTGGTGGTTCAGCTGATCCCGCAGCACTAAATCCAAACACAAATATCACCTCATTTATCACTATTACTGACTGTCGTTTCAACCGCAAGTCGGCCGGTATAAACAAGCGTGGAATCTTGGTTGATAGATTAAGTTTTGTAGGCGTTTTGGCTTCCGACGATTCGTTCACGGCAAGCAACTCGGGCGATCAGGACCTAAACTAAGACACAAAAGTATAGTAAAGTCAATTGAAAAGGCGACTGTTTAAGTCGCCTTTTTATTTTCTGAGTTAACTTTTTGAGGCTTATAATAAAGGCATGGCTGGAACAAAACCATTTTTTATAACCGGGGACAAGATAAAGTTAATCATTGATGGCAAAACGGCCGCCTTTGCGACTGACTTAGTGTGCTCCGTACAGATAGCACACCAAACTCCTCACGTTTTAGGCATGTACGAGGGTGTGAGCGTAGAACCGCTTTCCTACAATATATCTGGTAGCTTTTCAATTATAAGGTATGTAAAGAATGCTCAAGCCAACATTGGAGGAACTCCGCCTCCAGGAGTAACTCCTCGGGATGTGGGCAATAGTGCCGGAACTTGGGGAAGCGGCAATGGTCTTAGCAATGTGCTATCTACACTTGGTGGTTCTAGCGGTAGAGCTTATGAAGCACTGAATCCGGCAACATACTCTCAAGGAACTACTTTTGATATTCAGGTTTATCAGAAGTTTGAATCCGTTGCTGGGACTGCTAGCTCAGAGGGTACACTTGGAATCATAAATATTAGAAGCGTAAGAATAACAAAGGCTGATTTCAGTATCAGCAAAAAATCTCCAGGCATGGACAAGTTTGAGTTCGTTGCTCTCTATGTAGACGGCGACGTAGTACAAGCTCAGGCCTCAGGGGTTGGACAGCAGAACGCGTGATTTATGCCAAACTCCGGATTTGATAATGCTCCAAGTATTTTGACCAACGTGGCCGGAAACGCTGCTGGTATTATTTCTACCCGCCCTAACGCTAAGTACATGTCGGGTGCTCGATGCACTCTCAAGATAAATAATAAGCTCGTTGGTTTTGCATTTGCTATCAGCTGGAATATAAACACTACGATGACAGAGATCAACACCATTGATGACTATCTGCCATACGAGTATGCTCCTCAAAGACTTACAGTGGATGGAACAATCTCTGCACTGCACATTCCCGGTGAAAGTCCCAATACTGACTTCTGGCAAGGTAACGTATTAACATTCTTGTTTACGAAGTATGTATCTATAGAAGCTAGAGATTCAGCCACTAATCAAGTTATATTCGCAACAGATAAGGCAGTCATAGTTAGTAGGAGTGAAGAGATTAGGATTGATCAGTTGTCGAATGTAACTCTTCGTTGGAGAGCTATCGGCTACCTTGACGAACAAGCTCCTAAGATTACCGATCAAGCGGCTGGCTATAATGCATCAAGCACAACTGCTCCATCAACAGTTACCAGAAATACTAACCCTGTTAGCAACGCAATTGCCTCTGTTACTAAGACATTCGGTCTTTAATTGGTATAATCTTACGTAGAGGTTTAATTTATGGAACTACCAAGCAACGAAGCTGTATTTGACATAGATGTTCGGGGTGACGCAACCCTAAAAGAATACAAAGGACAATTTACGTGCCGCTGTGTACTAACTATGGGACAAAAGCACGCACTTGAGTTAGAAAAAAGTCGCTTACTAGGTAGTTACACTAACCCAACTGACGACCTTATCGGTATCGCAGTTATATTTGCCAACCTTAGACAAAAATTAATAGATGGTCCAGAATGGTGGAAACAGAGTGCCGGTGGAACAACTATAAATGATGAAAATGTTCTTGTAGAGGTATTCAACAAGATTCAAAAAGCGGAGAACGAATGGCGACAGAAGGTGAAGGATCTAGCAGCACCTCCAAAAGCCCAGACGGACCCACAATAGCAGAAGCAATAAGAGAGATTGCTGCTAAAAATGCAAGGGCCGAGTTGGTTGATGAGGATCAATTAAAGCTATTCCTACAAAGCTGGTGGTCTAAAATATACAACAGACCCTTAAAAGATCCTCTTCTACAAACTTACACGTTGGAAGAGCTGCTTTATGAATTTTACGACAAGATAGAGCGAAGGGCTGCAGAGATAGAGCGAGAAGAAGCCAACGCCGAGAAGCAAGAAGAAAGTAAAGAAAAAGTTGACCTTGATTGGGCAGAACAGATGGAGCGTGAAGAACTTGAGCAGCTTAAGGTTAAGGCTGCAGCAGATGAAGCAGCTCGCAAACAAGATCCCACCAAAGATCCTGAGAATATTAAATGGATGGAAGAGCAAATCCGTCTAGCCAAAACTCAATTTGGTGAGACCTTTGGCGAGGACGTGGAGTTAAAATTTGACGAGTAACATATACCCTATAAGCCCTATCTACCTTAAACCTTTTTAAGTTATAATGGGTACATATGGCCGATAACCCACAAAATCAAAGTCCACCTGGAAGACCCCCAAATAAGTCGATGGCCGATATTGGTGCTAACGGTGTTCCTGGCTCTATACTTAGAGCACTTAACAACATTACTCGTGGAATCAACACACAGACTTATCAGCGCGAAACTCAACTTCAAGCGCGTCAGATAGAAATCCTTGACGAGATTGAGCAGATACAGCAAGTAGTCGAGCGTGCGAGGGCAGAGGGCACGTCTCTTCCTAATATGCCTGAGTTCAGCACTAAAGAACTAAATAAGTTACCTGGAAGACAAATAAGAGCCTCCGACATTCTTTCTCGGTCTGAACAAAAACAATCATCCATGTTCACATCGTCGCAAAGAAGATCCTTGGGCATAGTGGAAACAGAGGTAAATAGAGCTTGGGCTTCATCCACTATCAATGGTGAAGTTACTGGTAGACTTGAGCAAGTAGAAACCCAGGCTGCTGGTTTAAGAATGGCAGCAAATACGTTTCCTGCTGAGTTATATGGTCAAATGAAAGCCACTCGTGCGTCGCTGACAGGTCAGGAAGAAGCGGTTCGAGGACTACTACCGCATCTTCAAGATCCCAACAAGAAAGCAGAAGCATTAGCGCAGTTGGGTTCTCTCTATCAACAAAGGGAAGCAACAATAGGGGAACTAGGAAACCAGGAAGCTGCTAGAAGAGCTTTTAAGGCTCAAGATCGTGATCCGCAGGCAATAGCCAAGAATGTCGCTAAAGCATATATGATCAAGGAAGGTGATCCGCTATTTAGTTCAGCTGACAAATTGATAAAAGCTTTTGACGCTGTTGCAGATAGAGCAGGGAAATCTGCCGATGAGCTTAAAAGATTAGATAGGAACCTAGAAGAAAGCAATCAAGAATTTGCTGAAGGTGGTGGCGGATTTACGAGATGGGGTAAAGGCGTAGCACAGGGGCTCACTGTAGGCGGTGAAGTTAGTAAGGAAATATTTCTTAATCAAACAAACACGATAACACAAAATAGAACAACTGCGGCTGCTTTGACAAATAACCTATTTGATCGGAGGAGAGCTGCCTTAGCTGGCGATATGACTCAACTTACCATGTTGAGTAGTGGTGCATTTGAAGGTGCTCAAAAAGAAGGTGCCGTAAATAAAAGAACATCTAGTTGGACAGATATCGCTATCGGTGCAGGAGCCATCGTGGGTGGTGCTGCCCTTACGATGACTGGTATTGGTGCAACAGCGGGTATTCCTGCAATGGTTGCGGGTGCCGCTGGTATAGCCGGTATGGCATATGGCGGTACTAGACTTGTTAACGTAGCCCGTGGAGCTGATTCTATTCAGGAAAAATTGGCAGAAGAGCAAAGACAGATGCAGCTTGCTGAAGAGATGGCTCACGTTCCTGGTGCCATGCGCCAAAGGCTGTACGATTTTAGCATGGGCACTAGAAGTTCTGCATTAGCAGCTGGAGGATCAGCTGGGGCACGATTCTTGGAGCAATATGCTGGTAGGACTGGTGGTACAAACCTACAGCGCATGCAGGACGCTAGGATAGGCACAGAACAATTTAATACCTTGACAGCTCAGGGTTTTGCTGAGCAGGGCAGCGTTTTTAATGCCGACCAAGTATTTGCGGCCAGAAATTTAGAGCGCGGCGGTTTTGGTTCAATGCAGCAGAATATGGCCAGAGCAGGGGCACTAGCTCAAGCAGGAGCTAACAATCCTCAAGCAGGATTACAACAGGTATTAGAAGCTGCGTTCACTAAGTCATTGGATGGTTCAAAAGTGCTCGACATGATGGTTCAAAATACTGCGGCTATGGCTCAAACAAGCATTGGCGGTAGTAGGGCCGGATTAGACACGACGGGCGCATCGGCCAGAATATTATCCAACCTTATAAACCCCGACATGCCAAATAAGGAAATGGCTACTAACAGGGCTGCTACTGCAGAACAAACTATAAATGACCTTAATCGTGGCATAGGATTTAGTTATGCAGATCAAAGCGGTGTCAATGCTATAAGAAGAGCAACGGGCGTAAGTAGGACTCAAGCTGCAATATTGAAAAACATTACTGACTCGGACGCT